AATTGGTATTAGTACCACCACATCTGATGCTGCCAGAGGTGAATCTATTAACTGTCTACTCATTGACGAAGCTGCATTTATTCCGCCTGAGTTTATGAACGACTTTTGGGAATCAGTATTCCCTGTAATTTCGTCTTCGAAGAAGTCCAAAATTTTTATGTTATCGACCCCTAATGGTGTAGGCAACTTATTTTATAATATATATACAGAATCTTTGGATGGTAGTAATGGTTGGCACAATGAAAGAGTAGATTGGTGGGAGGTACCCGGTAGAGATGAAAAATGGAGAGATATGACTGCTAAGGCTCTTGGCTCTGTAGAAGCTTTTAACCAGGAATATGGTAATGAGTTTAGAGCTGCTGGTGAAAACGCTTTAGATAATGATTTAATGTTAGAGTTTGAAAAGACCGCACCGGACCCTATACTTGCAAGTGAAGATGGTTGCTATAACATTTACGTAGAACGTAAACACAATCATTTCTATTCAATAGGGGTTGACGTTGGTGATGGTATAGGTAGAGCTAACTCTGCTATTCAAGTACTGGATATAACGGATTTAACTAACATAGAACAAGTTGCTACGTACGCAAATAACAGACTTGATCCTTTTAATTTTGCTGGAAGATTGGTGGAAATAGCTCACGAGTGGGGCAGACCACCTCTATTAGTAGAACGTAATAATTGCGGTGCTCAGGTTATAGATGCCTTAATACACACTCACCATTATGAAAGCTTAGTAAAGTACACACCAAGTATGGGTACATTTACAGATAAGGTAGATAGAGATAATAGAATGGGTGTATACTCTCACACCAATAGCAAGTTCAATGCTATGGCTAATTTAAGGTATTGGATGACTACTCTACGTTGTCTTAAACTTAACGATAAAGAAACCATTAATGAGTTTAAGACATATGTTAAACAAGCTAACGGGGTATGGAAAAAACAATCCGACCGGTACTTGGATGATAGAGTAGAGTCTTTAATCTGGTCTTTATTTGCTTTAGATCCTAAAGTAATTGAACAGTTCTATGAAGTAATAGAAAGAGACGGTAATGGTAAACCTCTAAAGATACAACCATTAGATTGGGATCCTTATAGAGTAGAAGATACTGGCATACCAAGCCAACAAGATTTATACACCAGGTATGTAAAGAATAAACAACCTGAGTTGTCTGTACGTACACCCTCTATATTACCAGGTAAACAAGGTAATGGTAGTGAGATAGATGAGTTGTTTGAACAAGGGTGGAAGCCTGTAAACTTTAGTGCGGCTTCTGGTAGATTGCAAGGCGGAATGTTTTAAACAATAAAAAAGCCCTCATTGCTGAGGGCTTGTAAACTATTTGTTTGTTTTACTATGTCTTAGCTATCAAACAAGGACTTTTCACCAGAAGCTTTGCTTGCACCTTTTGTGCCATCTACTTCAAATTTCTTGATGTTCTGAAGCTTCTTAATGTCGCCGTTAAATGGCTTTGGTGTTGGTTCGCTTTCGACTTTACCGTCATCAGCTTTACCAGCATTGACTTTAAGCTTTGGGCTATCAGTAATTGGCTTGTTTACTGGATCAGGGTTACCTTTCTTTAAGGCACCATTTGGTTTTGTTAAAACATGACCAAGGTCTTCTGCTTCAACATCTTCAGCGATTGGTGACTCTTCAGCGTGACCAGCGATTTCTTGATCTTCTGCACCAAGGTCGCCATGTTCAGCATCAACTTCTTTGTCTTTCTTTAAGAAAGCAAGAATCTTTTCGAGCATTTCAATTGCTTCTTCATGAGTAGGAAGCTCTTCATGTTGCTCTTCGCCGCCCATTTCTTCGCCATCAGCAGCTGCATCAGTTGCAGCAGGAACACCTGCTTCTTCTTCGTCATGCATACCGTGCATTTCTTCATTTTCATTGAAAGGAACACCTTTAAGTGCTGCCTCGTATAAGTTATCGAATTTTGATTTTGACATAGTAAACTTTGGTTTGTAGTTATATTTATTATTCTCAACTACGGATTCCTGAACTTTTTCTTCAGGAGTTGTTGTTTTTGCTGTTTCTTTTTCTGTATCGGAGTCATCAGATTCATCTTCTTTGCCTTCTTCTTCTTTCTCCATTACCTTAGGATCAGAACCTGGATCTTCAACTTTATCTACAGGTTTAAAGCCGCTTTTCTTAGGCACTAAACCAGCTGGGCCAGAATTCTTTAGTACTGAATTGACTTCAACACCATCTACTTTTTTGACAGCTTCCTTTGTACCGCCACCTAATGGGCTACCTGCTTTAACCATATCTTCTGTTAAATACACACTTGTATCAGTGTGAGTAACAGCACCAGTAGTGTTTTCATTAACTGCTGATGGAATTTCGTGATTCGCAGCAGCAATACCACTGTAGAGCCCGCCGAGGTCGGATAAGGATTTGATTTTCATTTACAATATTATTTAGTATATCTGTCTACAAATCTATATAATATAGTAAATAATTTTGATGGCCACGTCTTATATCTCTCAGTATTGTATTGATACAGGTACTTATACACCACCAGCAGTCGACTACGTTGGTTACCAATTAAGTGGTGGTTACAACTGTACGTACGGTACAAGTGGTGTTAGATATCTTAATGTAACGGATAATGCAAATCAAATATCTCTTTTTAATAGTTGGTGGCAAGAACAAATAAGTCAATTTGGACAACAAATTAACTATTATATAAATGGTTATAATTTATCCGCACATGATTATCTTTATGGCGAACAATCATTAGTTAAATATGCACCACCTATTCCGATGGTGATGGCAATAACGTTAAGTAATGATAATGTTATATTAAGCAAATTTGGTTTACAAGGAGAAGCAGATTTAACAGCATTTATTGCTATAACTACTTTTACTTCAACGGTTACCGCAATTAGTGGTTCATTATCGGCTTCAAACTATGAACCTAAAGCTGGTGATCTCATAGAGTTAGCAGAGTACGGTTCAACACGTCCAGGTGGTAGAAGTGGGCAAGTATATGAAATAACAGAACGTCTTGATCAATCCGGTGGAGATGAAGCTAATCAAATTTTAGGCCATTATATATGGACTATAAGAGCTAAACGTTATGAATGGAACTACGAGTTACAAGCTCCACGTGAAAAGCTTATGGATCAAGTATATGACAACAAGTTTGAAGGTACAGCTAATAACTTACCTAAAGTACTTGAAACAAAAGAATACACACAATTTGTTGATAAAGACTCGGTAAACGTATTTGACTACGCTCAGTACCCACAATCTAATACAAGTGTATATGGTGATTATGAAGACACTAACACTCTTGTTAACTTAATTGGTGTAGAAAATAGAGCGGGTCGTACCACTGGTGCTCTTGCTGCTTCAGCCAATGTGTATGTTGTAATCCCAAGTCCAAGCAACTTCCAACAATCTACAACAGCGTCGGTTGCAGTAGCAAATGCAAATCAATCACAACTCGAACTTCTTACATCTTTACTTTCCAGTAATCCAGCTTTAAGTTCATTATTGATATTACCCCCTCAGGCTGCTAATTAATACGGAAACGTTTATAAGTAATTAAAGCCTAATGTCCGCCGATAACCCACAATATATATATCCACACGAGTTACCACAAATAACTCCTACGGATACTGATCTAATATTTTTAGAGCAGAATAATGGAGACGGTACTTATACTTCTTATAGTACCACGCTATCTGCTCTTTCTGCTGCAGGTTATACCGGTAGAGACGGTCAGTCAGGTTATTCCGGTTACTCAGGTTATTCTGGTGCAACTGGTGGTGCGGCTGCTTCTGGTTATTCGGGCTATTCCGGACAAAATGGTGTAATCGGTCACGATGGTGCTTCTGGTTATAGTGGTATTTCTGGTTACAGTGGTTACTCCGGTTCAGGTGTATCTGGTTATTCAGGCTTTAGTGGTATTTCAGGCTACAGTGGTTATAGTGGCATTTCAGGGTTTAGTGGTATTAGCGGTTTTTCTGGTATAAGCGGTTATTCCGGTTACTCAGGTATTTCTGGTTATAGCGGCATAAGCGGTTATTCAGGTATAAGCGGTTACTCAGGCTACTCTGGTAAGAGTGGTTATAGTGGTATTTCTGGCTACTCTGGTATTAGCGGTTTTTCTGGTAAAGACGGTACTTCAGTTACTATTATTGGTACAGTACCTACCGTGGGTGGTAACCCACAAGCTACTTTAAATGCTGCATTCCCAAGTGCAGTAAACGGTAACGGCGTCATTGATGAAACGTCTGGTGATTTGTGGGTATACGCTAACGGTACTTGGTCTAATGTTGGTCAAGTAAAAGGTGATACCGGTGCTTCTGGTTACTCCGGTATTAGTGGTTATAGTGGCTACTCTGGTTACTCAGGTATTAGTGGCTACTCTGGTATTTCCGGTTATAGTGGTTCAGGTGTATCAGGCTATAGTGGTTATTCTGGTGCTCAATACACATTCTCAAGTAATATTGTAGTTAATATTTCTGCTGGTTATTTCGGTCAATACGCAAACGGTAGTACAATACCAGCTGCTGGTTTAACACCTGCTCAAGTTATATTGTTAGCTTGTCAACAACAAATACCACCTTCTGCAAATATAAATTCTTCAAGTACTATTGCGTTTAATCAAACCTCAATTAGTAATATAATAACTTTCGGTTACTCACTCAGTAGTTTAGGTGCAACTGCACTATCTGGTAACTTATACTGGAGACGTAACAGTTCTGGTAATTACAATTTATTGTTAAGTGGTACACCAGCAATTTCTGCAACAAGTTTAAGCTACACTCATACATATACTGATACAAATTATAATACACAAAACTTTCAATACGAATACACTTTTGTAGATTCAAATAATCAAATTGCTACCCCGGTTACAAAGACAATTACACCTACAGCATATGTAAGTCCTTCAGTTTCGCTTTCAATAGCAGCAGCAAGTGGTACGACTTCTCCTGAAACAGCATACACAAGAGAAATAGGCAATACTGCTTCTACTATTACCGGTACAATTACAAATAATAACAATAGCACATATGTTCCATTAAGCGCATACGTATTACAAGTTTCAGTAAACGGTGGAGCATATACAAGTTTAACTTCTGCAATTTCCGTTGGCCCGGGCACTTCATCGATTACATCGTTTACCCATAACAACCCAACTTTAAGCGCTGCAACTTCTATTGCATACCGTTTATTGGTATACGATTCATATCAAAATTATATTTCAAGTTATTATACAAGTGGTGCTACAACAGTTTCATTCTATCCATTAGCATGGTACGGTCCTATATCATCACTTCCAACTACCACTGCAGCTATTAGATCATTACCTAATAGGTATTTTATTAGTGGCTTATCAAACCCGTTTAACTTAGTAACAGGTACTACATATAATAACTTTACTGTAGCGTTACCATCTCACACCATTACACAAGTGCTTGATACAGGCAACTTAAATGCTAATATTACTGCAAATTACGTGTTGTCGGCTTGGAACGTAAACAGCTACAATTTAGTACCTACATCATATAATGTATATACATTAACTAATGCAGTACCTTATAACCCTTCAACAACTCACCAAGTAACTTGGGTATAATAATTATTTAAAATGTCACTCACTACAGGCTTACAACTACCATATGGTATACAACCCGTTAACCCGGTACCGGTTGATGCATGGTCAGGTCCATATGCAGGAGCTACTGCAACAGCAGCACTTTCGGCCGCCAATGCTTCAATACCATCAGGTGTTAGGTTTCAGTCAATGCAGGTACGTCTTATTATTAATAGCGTACCTTATATATACTGGTATCAAAATGGTGTATTAGACTCGAACCTGGTTTTATTTGCTGGCAGTCCAACTTCATTAGTAAACGGCTCATATAGTTTTCAATTAAGTGCAACCGCTTTGTCTGGCGGTGCTATGATATTCCCAGATGGTACCGTACAGTATACAGCTTCATCCGGTATAAGTGGTGCATCTGGTTATTCTGGTATTTCCGGTTTCAGTGGTATATCTGGCTATAGCGGTTATTCGGGTTACTCTGGTATCTCTGGTTACTCGGGCTATTCTGGTATCTCCGGCTACTCAGGTTACTCTGGTATCTCTGGTTACTCAGGTTATTCTGGCATTAGCGGTTATTCAGGTATTTCTGGTTACTCAGGTATAAGTGGCTATAGCGGTATATCTGGTTATAGTGGGAGTGGTGTATCTGGTTACTCTGGTTTCTCTGGTACAAACGCACCGTTAATACAAACAATAACGTATAGCAACTCTTTTACATCTGGTCAAGCAATTTATAAAACATCTGGTGGTTACGCTTTAGCACAAGCCAATACAGTTACAACTTCAGAAATAATTGGTGTGGTACAAGCCTCCAATGGTAATTCGTTTACTTTAGTTATAAACGGTTTCATTTCTGGTTTATCGGCTTTAAGTTTAACTGATTCAGCTTGTTATTATCTTTCAGATACAACACCAGGCTTGTTAACAACAACAGCTCCAATTACCAGTGGTAGTGTAATTAAACCAGTATTAATTGCTACAGGTACAAGTACAGGTATAGTTGTTGAGTACCCTGGAGTACAGATCGGCAGCACTAACAACGGCTATAGCGGTTACTTAGCATTATGGACCGGACAACACACTTTAGGTAATAGTAGCGCGCTACAAGACAACGGCGCTGGTACAATAACAATGCCGGGCATTTTAAATATTACTGGCACACTACAATTTAATGGCGTACCATATACCGGTACAAGCGGTTATTCTGGTATGTCTGGTTGGTCCGGGTTTAGTGGTCAATCAGGTTATTCTGGTTGGTCAGGTATAAGCGGCTACTCGGGTTATAGCGGTTATAGTGGTATTTCCGGTTATAGTAGTTACTCTGGTTATTCCGGTATTAGTGGTTACTCTGGTTATAGCGGTTATTCTGGTATAAGTGGTTATTCCGGTATTAGCGGTTATTCAGGTGTTTCAGGTTATTCAGGTCCAGGTGTAGCTGCAAGTCTAATGCGTGCTTCTTTAAGTGCTGCCCAGACAACAAACTTAACAGCTAATAGTAAAATAGCTTTTAACCAAGTTGATGCTTTAGTATATACCGACATATTGCTCAACACTTCAACTGGTGTAATTACTTTATCTGGCAATAGAACATACAGACTGATAGGATCAGTTCCTACATGGAATGGCAGCACCGCACGCCCTTCATTTGGGTGGTACAACGAGTCTACTTCTTCTTATGTGGGTAGTCTACAAGCAAGCTACAACACTCAAGATGGTGCAGGTAATTCTGCAACAGGTAGTGTAGCAGAGTATATTTTTACCCCATTAACTACCACAAACGTTTCGTTCCGTATTGCAAGCTTAACTACCGGCACGTTAACTCAAATAGGTGGTAATTCAGATTTTGCTACAGCAGGTTCTTATCCGTGGTGTGAGGTACAAGTGCTTGCAGGGAATGCTGGTACATTAACAAGTCAAATAACTAACAGCACTTATTCTCTTTCAGTAAGCTCTAATGGGGTTATAATATTCCCTGATGGTACTGCTCAAACAACTGCATACACAGGTTCGATTCCACAAAATGCGCAGTCATCAAACTACACCATACAAACAAGCGATAACGGTAAACATATTTCCATAACAACCGGGGGCATTAATATTGTTAGTAACATATTTAATGTAGGTAATACTGTATCGATATTTAACAATTCGAATTCAACTCAAACTTTATCTTCTGGTCCAGGAGTGACAATGTATCTTGGCGGGGTTGGTACAACCGGTAACCGCACACTTGCTGGTTACGGGTTAGCAACAGTACTTTGCGTTTCCGGTACAAATACATTTGTTGCTGTAGGTACCGGGTTAACATAATATGAGTATAGTACAAGCGTTTTTTGGTACAAGCGGTGGAATAATAACATCAAATTTAGTTTTAAATCTTGATGCAGCTAATTACCCAGGTTCTGGTACAACTTGGACAGATATAAGTTCATCAGCTATGGTCGGTACTCTATCTAATGTTACATATAGTTCAAGTAACGGGGGGTATTTCAATTTTAATGGTACAAGTTCAAAAGTAGGTTCATTCACTAATACCGGTAATATACCTATAGGTAATTCTCAATATACTATTGAAGTGTGGATTAATCAAACAAATGTTACTCAGGTAGGTGGTTGGATCGGTTGGGGTAACTTTGGTACTAATTATCAAGTAAATGCTTTTAGAAATAATTTGCAGGCTGTAGATCATTACTGGTGGGCTAATGATCTTGTCACTGGTAATTATTTATCGGCTAACACCTGGTATCAAATGGTAGCTACATATGACGGTACAACTCGGTCTATATATCAAAACGGAACGCGTATAGGTTATGATACACCAACGGCAAATCATAATGCAGTGATGTCTAACTTTAATGTGGGGGTCACTAATAGTAGTGAATGGTATAACGGTAAACTATCTATAGTACGTGTTTATAATACGGGATTTACTTCTACTCAAGTAACTCAAAACTTTAATAGTATAAAATCGAGATACGGCTTATAAACCCTGTTGGATTTATTTATTATAGTAAGTTGTTGGTGCTCCTGTACAAATGTTAAATAAATGAGCACTATTTACATAAATAAATTATAACCACTAAATTTTATGGCATTTTATAACGTATACAATCCAATCGGCGTTTCAGGTTATTCCGGTACCTCAGGTACTTCAGGTTATTCTGGTATCAGCGGCTACTCAGGCATTTCTGGCTACTCCGGCGTGTCAGGTTACTCAGGCATTTCTGGCTATAGCGGCTGGTCTGGTATTTCAGGCTACAGCGGTTATTCTGGCCAATCTGGTTTTTCTGGCTACTCTGGTATAAGCGGTTGGTCAGGTTATAGTGGTATTTCTGGCTACTCAGGCATTTCTGGTTATAGTGGTATTAGTGGTTATTCAGGTATTTCCGGCTATAGTGGTTACTCTGGTATCAGTGGTTATTCCGGTATTTCAGGTTATTCTGGTTGGTCAGGTATAAGTGGTTATTCTGGCTGGTCCGGTATTTCTGGTTACTCTGGTTATAGTGGTTATAGCGGCATATCTGGTTATTCAGGTATTTCAGGTTATAGTGGCTATTCTGGCTACTCAGGCATTTCCGGTTACTCCGGTATCTCAGGCTATAGTGGTATTAGCGGTTACAGTGGTTGGTCAGGTATAAGTGGTTATTCCGGCTATTCCGGTCAATCTGGTTACTCAGGTTGGTCAGGCATTTCCGGTTATTCTGGTTGGTCTGGTATTTCAGGCTTTAGCGGTATTTCCGGCTACTCCGGCATTTCTGGTTACTCAGGTTACAGCGGCTATAGCGGCATTTCTGGCTACAGTGGCTATAGTGGTATATCTGGCTACTCCGGTATTTCTGGTTGGTCTGGTATAACAGGTGCATCTATATATGGTAGAACATACTACTTCAACGAAACAAGTAGTGATCAATCACCTTATGAAGCCCTTACATTAATACCTGGTGGTGGTACTCAAAACGATGACGTTGTTGTAGTTTCAACCGGTAACAGCTCGCTTGCAAGCCCTGTACTGATTGACGGTTATTTAACACCAGTTGGTGAGCCTGGTTTATTAGAAATACCAGCTGGTTTATGGGATATTGAGTTCTATCGTAAAGTAGATTCAAATTCAGCTAACTTTGTTTTCCAAGTTTATACTTGGGTCAATGCAACAAGCAGCACGGGTGTGCTAATTTTAAGTGCCGATTCTGGCGCTGTTACAGATACAACTGCAACATACCAAAAGATTGGTTACGTTACTACTAACCTTACTATATTAAGTGCTGCAGATCGAATTTTAACAAAGGTTTATGCATATTCGACGAATTCATCGTCGGTATCTGCTACATTCATTTACAACGGTTCTACAAATTATTCAGTATTACGTTCACCAATCGGCCAAGGCGTAAGTGGTGCATCTGGTTACTCTGGTTATTCTGGCTTTGGTTTATCAGGTTATTCTGGTATTTCAGGCTACAGCGGTATTTCAGGTTACTCTGGCTACTCTGGTTATAGTGGTATTTCTGGTTATAGTGGCTACTCTGGTCAATCAGGCTTCTCTGGTTATTCCGGTATTAGTGGTTGGTCAGGTTATAGCGGTATTAGTGGTTACTCTGGTATAAGCGGCTATTCTGGTATTTCTGGCTATAGTGGTTATTCCGGTATTAGCGGTTACTCTGGTATTAGCGGTTACAGTGGCTGGTCTGGTATTTCAGGTTACTCTGGTTATAGTGGTTATAGCGGCATATCTGGTTATAGTGGTTACTCAGGCATTTCTGGTTACTCCGGTATTTCGGGCTATAGTGGCATTAGCGGCTACTCTGGCTACTCTGGATACAGTGGTATTTCAGGTTATAGTGGCTGGTCTGGTATTTCAGGTTATTCTGGTATTAGCGGCTATAGCGGTATATCTGGTTATAGCGGCTACAGTGGTCAATCAGGCTTTAGCGGTATTAGTGGTTGGTCAGGTTATTCCGGTTCATCTGGTATATCTGGTTACTCTGGTATCAGTGGTTACAGCGGCTGGTCTGGTATTTCAGGCTACTCTGGCTGGTCTGGTTATAGCGGTATTTCAGGTTATTCTGGTACGCCTGCTACACTACAAGGTACAATAACATATAGCAACAGCTTTAGCGCAGGTCAAGTAATATACAAGACTAACGGTGGTTATGCATTAGCCCAAGCTAACAGCACATCAACTGTTGATGCAATTGGTATTATTCAGTCTGCTACATCTTCACAATTTACAGTTATATATAACGGTTACATTAGCGGTCTTACAGGCTTAACTGATGGCGCTGGTTACTATCTATCTGATACAGTTGCTGGTTTATTAACTACTACAGCCCCTACAGCAAGCGGTTCAATTATCAAACCAATGCTTATTGCAATTGGTTCAACTGCCGGTTTAGTAGTAGAGTACCCTGGCACTCAAATCGGTTCAACAAATAACGGTACAAGCGGTTATTTGGCATACTGGACAGGACCACAAACACTTGGTAATAGTTTAATCACTCAAACCAGTACAGGCATTATAGTAGCAGGTAGCTTAAGTGCTACATCAATTAGTGCTACTAACTTATATGCATTAAATGAGTATTCAGTATCTGCAGTTAACCTTTCAGCTACTTCACTCGTATTACCATATAACTCCGATACAATAACAAATAGAGGTATATTAACTGTTGGAACTTATACTTCAGCACAATCAGGTCAATTAGCTACATTTGCTGGAGCAGATACAACTTGGTCTAACGTTACACTACAAAACACAAATAGCGGTAATACTTCTTACGCAGCATATATTGTAGCAAATAACGGGTACAATAGTTACCTCGAAATGGGCGTAAACAGTACAAATTATAGTTATAGTGCAGCAAGTTACCCAAATAATAGCTTATCTCTTGCTAATGCAAACTGGATCGAATCAACCGGTGGTGATTTAGCAATTGCAACGTGGGGTAGTAATCCAATTCACTTCGTTGTAAACGGTGGTACAGCTACAAACGATTCATTAACAATTGGTGCTAACGGTTACGTTGGTGTTAATACTCAAACACCTAATGCTTATCTAACTGTTAACGGTTCGTTATCAACTACAGGTGTAACAACTGAATCAACAGTATTTGAAACAACAACCAATACGGGTTCTGCTCCAACAGTTACAACCAACTTCGATGTATTAACACAAGGTATACAATATTATACTTCTAACAATACTACAAATTGGGCAGTTAACGTACGCGGTAACAGCAGTACAACACTAAACAGCATATTGAATATCGGTCAGACAGTTACAATTGCAATGCTAACAACTAACGGCTCTGTAGCTTATTACTTGTCAGCTTGTCAAATTGACGGTACTACAACAGCTGCTAAGTGGCAGGGTGGTTCAGCTCCTTCGTCGGGTCATGCTAATTCGGTAGATGTATATACATTATCGATTACAAAGACAAGCAACACTCCATCATATACATTACTTGCTTCACAAGCACAATTCGCATAATAACACAAGTTATTATTACAAAATTAAAGCGCATAGAAATATGCGCTTTTTTTATGTTTAAAATTAAAATAAAACCTAACTATTTTTAATAGTATTAAATACTAACTGCTTTAGTTGTTCAGGTAAGCCTTGAGCTATACCAACACTAAAAGTTTTATAATCATTAGCACGAGCAGCTGCTCTTACTTTAGAAGCACTCATACCAGTAACACCTTCAGCGTCTGGATCTCTATCCCCGGAGCTTACAAATGTGTAATCAGGTATATTGTATGCAATATCCCCATGGGCGTCTGGTTTATTTACGTACTGTTTAATTAGACGTTCATATTCAGGTAAACGATCTGAACCAGCTATATGAATAACCCTATTATATCCGCTTTTACTTAAGTATCCAAGTACAGCAAATAGAGTCTTACCTTCTGGTAGTACTTGAACATTCTTAGGGGATATAGCTTGTAATACCTGTGCTTTAAGTTCAAAAGGTAATGGATTATCTTTATTAACTGTATGAGAAGGGAATATTGCTGTTAATTGAGCTTTATTTTGTGCACCTGTTTGAGATAGTGTTTGTAATAAAGCTTGATGTCCCATTGTTGGTGGGTTAAATCTACCATAAGTTATAACTGCTGTTTTAACTGGTCCGGTAGGTTCTTTTCTATAAGGACTTGCTGCTGCGTTTCTTACAAAAAAGTCTCCTGTTATTTTAAATTGTTTAATTGATACAGCCGGGTTGTTTATAACAACACCTTCTTGTTCAGAAGGTTTACCTAAATCAGAATTCATTGCATCAAGTATTGCCTTACCGAGTAATCTTGTAGCGTGCCAAAACACAATACAGTTTGTAGCAACTGGTAAACTTTCTGGTGCAACTATACTGTTAATATCAACCCCGTTTTGTACTACATCTAAATATAGAGCTTGATTGATACCGGTTGCTGGTTTAGCGCCACCTAACCTCTTAATTACTTTATTAACCGGGTTAACAGCTGTACTTAACCATTGCTTTAATGTTTTAGTTTTACCGTTAATAGTTAATTCAGAACTTAATGCAGCATTAAAATCAGGCTTACCTGTCATTTTTGCTAATGTCTGATGTATAACGTTAAAACCAAATTCTTGTGCTACTACGTTTACTTTTTTAACGTATGCATTTAAAACATCTGTATTAAAAGGTAAATGCTCGCTACCATAACTCTTTGTACCTTTTTTAGCGCTAATTGTTTCTGTAATTTTAGCAGGGTAATGAATAGCTAAAAATTTATTATTATACCCTATTATATTTGAAGTACCAGCTACATATTCGGTGTTAAAGAATATATTTGGATCATCATACAGACCCAATTCTTTTAATTCTTTTGTTGTTTGTGGTAGTGCTTTGTTAAAAATATTAAGCACTTGTTCATAAGATTTAATTGCACCTGGTGACTCTGCAAAACGAGTATTTAAATAAGATAAGGTAGCAGGAGGGCCTTCCATATCTATCTTTGCACCTCTATAAATAGCAAACTCTTTACCGTGTTCTGTATCTACTAACCGCACACTCACATTAGTGCCATCAATTTTAACTGGAGCACCTTTTAGTGCAAGATAGTCTGCAGATTTTTGGTACAAACCTAATAGATCTTTACCAGTTTTTATCTCGGGTAAATTAAGCGGATGAAGCATATGCCCACCTGCACCACCTTCATTTAAGAGAAAATATTGTTTAAATGAAAGCATATCAATCTATTTTCTTTAAACCTAAAACTGATTTAGCTATATATTGAAATAATTGCTCTTTAGAAACTGTATCGGTTGCACCAAGCTTTGTAAACTTTTGCTGCCAAGCTTCTATATCTTTTGTAATTTTATTTAAAACCACTTCAAGTTCTTTTAAAGCTTCGTCTGTTTGTTTTTTCTCATTCGAAGTAACAGGATCAAACAAGCCAACAAGCTGAGAGCTTAATGCTGTGTTTGGTTGTAACGGATCTATTGCGCTTTCTTTTTCGTTATCTACTTCCTCTAAAGAATCTTCATAACCCACACCACCGTTAAAGCCACTTGCATCTGTCCAACTCTCTTTATACACATGTTGTATATATTTTTCGGATAATAATTTATATTCTTTGGACATATCTTGTTAAATACTTATGGACTTTCAGCAAAAATACACTATATTAGTTTTATGGGAATGTATGACACAATAACAGTAAAAGATAAGCTGCCTTGGACCGACGAAATGTGGGAAGAAGGATTGCCTAATAAATGTGCGTCATTTCAAGCTAAAGGCTTGATAGAATGTTTAGCTAACTATAAAATCGAAAACGGTAGACTGTTATTGCAAGAATCCGAAAAGAAATGGACTGATCAAAACTACCACGGTAAGCTTAGTTTTTATGATTATGCTCCAAATGATAAAATTGGTAATAATGATTGCTGGGTAGAGTTTGTTGCAACATTTACCAACGGTCAAGTAGATAAGATTGAAGTATCTAAATTTGAGAAAAACGATAACACTGAACGCATTGAAAAATGGAACCAAGTATTGTCGGAAATACTACACGAAAGAAAGCGCTGGATTAATAGATTCTTCTTCCACACTAAACCAGTACGCTGGACACGTAGACGTATACACGAAGTTTTGTACTATATTGGAGACTTTTTTACAAGGCTAAGTTATAAGTTTTAAGTAAGTAATAACTTACATGGAAAACCTAACGTTTGAGTTTCATAATGAGCTTAACCCGCTGTTGTGGGAAAATGGCAAGCTAAAGCCAGAAATTCAAGACAAGCTTTTGGAAATTGCTCAAGCGTTTTTAGACACAATTGATATTGATGTTGATGTAGAAGATGTTACTCTAACTGGTTCATTAGCAAACTATAACTACACAAAGTATAGTGACTTTGATTTACATATTATAACAGATTATACCGATTATAAGGTTGATACTGAACTACTTAAGGATTATTTTAACGCTAAAAAAACTGTTTGGAATACAACACGTGATATTACTATAAAGGGTTACGATGTAGAGGTTTATATACAAGATATAAACGAGCCTCATCATTCAACCGGGGTGTATTCTCTTAAAAACGACGAATGGATAAAAAAACCAAGCGCAACTAAAGAAAAGGCAGAGATAGATCTTTCCCTTGTCGGTAAAAAGAAACAGGCAATGTTGGATATGATTAATTTTGCTTTAAGTGATGACTGTGATGTAGAGTGTGCTGAAAAAGCTAAAGAAAAGTTTATGGAGCTTAGAAAGGCAGGTTTAGACAAAGGTGGAGAGTTTTCACCGGAAAATCTTGCTTTTAAAGAGTTACGTAGATCTGGAGATGTTGAAAGACTTGTTCAAGGTATACTTGCAAAGAAAGATAAACAATTATCACTGGATAGTGTACAAAGATTACAAGAAAAGAATTTTAAGTCGTTTATGAGTGTCTTTAATAAGCGTGGACCTCGCCACCGTCAGCTCAAAGCTGGATTGTCAAGTTTAGGTAAGATAGGTACAGATAAAGTTAAAAGTATTGGCATGGTTGCACAGATGCATAAAATAAACAAAAATGATACCGTACCTGTACACAACCTAAAAAAGAAAGAACTTGGTAGTGGGCCTATTACTAACGATGTTGCACAAAATATTATTGCTCAATACAACTTGGATATAAATAAAATTAAATCCGGGCAACCTCGCAAACTCAGTACAAGTAATATAGAAATAGGGTTTGATTCACAGAATAATGTGTTTTATTTGCGTAAGTATTAATCTTATGCCTGACATTAAAATTTTAGCAGAAAAATACGAACAAGTACACACAACACCAAGCGCAGAGCAGCTAATTGAGAGCATCACAGCAACTGAGTTGCTTGAGTGCTTTAATGAACTCGCTAAGACAGACGAAGAGAGTGTATTAGTATCTTTTAGTCACGCTATCGGTGCACGTTCACGTGGTGTATCAATGGTACAAGAAAGCGTAAAGTACGAAGATGATCAGGAACTTAAGCTTGCGATACTTGCTCTCGAAAAAGTATTAACTCATTTTGACGAATCAAAAGACGAAGATTATTGCGTAATGTTCGAAACATTTGCACGCGGTAAAAAAGAAATTGAAGATGAAGATGTAAACCCAAATGGGGATCCTGCTGATATTGCAGGTGCAAATTCTACTTACCCATTGGCTGGTTTGCAGCAAAAGAAGCCTGGTTTTTTCAGTAAATTAGGCGCGGGTATTAAAAAATATGCAGGCAAAGCAGCAAGTGCTGTAGGTAAAGGTTTAGCTGCAGCTCCAGGCGCTATTGCTAAAGGCGCAGCTGCCACAGGCAAATATGTAGGTCAAACAGTTGGTGGTGCAGTAGGTGGTTTAGCAGGTGGTTTAGTTGGTGGTGCAAAAAATGCTTACACTAATGCTCGTGATACTGCACCATATGGTGCTACTGCAACTGGTGGCGCAGATAAAGCCGCTCCAGCAGCAGCAACTCCTGATGCTCAACCAGCAGCTCCAGCCGCTGCTACTCCAGCAGCTCCAGCCGCTTCAGATGCTCAAGCAAAAGTTGGCGTTGGACAAATTAACAAAATTGTTGGTACCTTACGCGCAAGAGATTTAGAAAGTATTAAGAAAAATATTGAACAACGTTTAGCAGCTTTAGCAGCAAAACGCGCTCCAAAAACACCTATTGCGAACGCAACAACTCCGGCAGCTGGAGCGGTTCAACCAGCAGCTGGTGCTACAAATGTAGCTGCTGAAGAGAGTGTTATTAAAGAATTCTACATTAGCAATAACAAACACTTCCGTAAGTAAGTGTTAGATGAGTGTAGACTCTATACAGCAATCAATTCTTAATAAAAATAGGAAAGACAAGTTTCTACTTGTCTTAAGCTTGCCACCTATACTTAAGACTGTTAACAAGACTACTCTTGCTGAGCGTTCAGTTAATTTTCTGAGTTTAGACTCTTTGCAATATTCTATATATGGTACAGTAGTTCCAGAAACATCTGTACCTGAAGTAGATCTATTATATTCCGGACAAACTGCCAAATTTACAAGCTATACAAGATCCGCTTATAAATCCATTACTGTTAACTTTACAGTAGATAACGAATTTAATAATTGGTGGGTATTATGGTATTGGTTAAACGTCATAAACGATAGCCAAGAGAGTAGTTATAATTATGACGGATTAGTGAATCCTGATAAATTTACAAACTTAAATAACTACCAAACAAACATTACTGTATATGGATTGGATGAATTTAATAACCAAAAAATACAGTGGGATTATACAAAAGCTTTTATAACTAATTTGGGCGATATAAACTATAATTACAGGGATGGAGATCAAATAGAATCTTCTTTTACATTCGCTTTTAGCCAGTTAAATACTCAATTACTTTAATAAAGACTGAGTTTTAGTGTTAAAATATCATAAATAATAGTAGAAACTTTACTATTATGGCATCAACACGCACTATCCAATCTCCGGGTGTAGAAATTCGCGAAATCGATCTTTCTACGAGAGCAGTAACACCTGTCGGTACTAACGTATTAGTTACCGGCTTTGCTCCACAAGGACCGACATACGAAATTGTTGAACTTGCTTCTTTAAGCGATTTCCAAACTGTTTTCGGTACACCGACAAACGCAGCAGAACGTTATTTTTATTATTCAGTAAGTCAACTATTTACAGCTGGTGGCAATCCAACAGTTAAAGCTATTCGTTTACCTTATGGTACAGGTACAGGAGAAGGTACTTCAAGTAATTATAGTGCATTAGCATTCCCAGTATTGCCAATTCCTTCAGGTTCATTCGGTTCATTATCAGCTGCATTTGTTGCAGGTAATATACCTTATCAAACAGCTGCAGGTTACTATATCGGTGAACCAGCACTTGTTGCATTAACATCTGATCAATATACTTCTATTAGTCAAGGTGGTATTCCTTGGACATTAAGTGGTGGTAATGGTGGTACTTCCAGCTTCGTTACATCTGGTGCACAAGCAGTTAATAACCTTGGCGCTGCAGGTATTGTTGTTATCAATACATCGAAGGCTACAATTAATGAAAACTTTCAAGGCTTCTATTTAAATATTGGTGATTCTTGGAGCAACAATCCTTCCTCAGCGTATGATGATGCAGTAAACGTTTATTCTATCGGTGCTTCATACTTTGTAGATGCACAGGTATGTACAGATTCACTATACACAATCGTACCTCCATCACGTATCGGTTTTACAATAACCGCTCCTGCTACAGCGAGTGTTACAAGTCTTTCCCACGACATTGAAAACATTCCTACATATAATATTGCAGCTTCCGGTTATGGTGATAGTGCAATTATTTCACTATTTAAATTACGTCCTTCACCATTCTCAGTTAATACAAATCAACTACAATATGTATTAACAGAAGGTTATGCAGGTTCATTCTATGCAAACCGTACAATTCAAGACGTCAATGGCGGTACACCTCAATCAAGCTACCTAAGAACGGTTATTAATAATGCTTCGAACAATATTGAAGTACATATTAACCCTAACATTTCTTCATATGTAAATTGGTTAGACAATAATGGTAACTCAACAAAACAAGTCAGAGTATACAAGTATGCTACTGGTACAGACGGTGATCCATTCTATACTACAGCTTCTTCATATCTTGCAATAAAGAACAGCACATTCTTACCTGCTAACAATCTTTATGCATTAGGTACATATGCAAATAGTTTACCGCAAAATAGCGCTAAAGCAATTGGTTCTGTAGCACAAAAACTACAATACGCTCTTAACGCTGCTGAAAACCCAGAAGTAGTTGATATTGACATTACTATTGATGCTGGTCTATCTACAATCTCAGCTGTACAAAGCCTATCAAGTGCTACATTACAGTATGATGATACAGCAATGACTACTGATATAACAAATGCACTTGCTGCTTTACAAGAATCAGACGGTGGCACAAACTTTGTAACACCATTCGTAACTGGATGGCAAACAATTACGAATATGTTTGAGCAGTTTGCAAGTCAGGTACGTAAAGATCACTACTTTATTTCTGATCCAATACGCCATATTTTTGTTACAGGTTCAAACTATAAGACTCTCAGTAACAAGAACAACAACTTCTCGCAAAACATTTACTGGCCACTACGTAACCTTTATAGTAGCATTAATTCAAGTTATGCTACTTCATACGGTAACTGGGTATTAGCTCAAGACATTTACACTTCTCGTAGCGTGTGGTTACCGTTTTCGGGCTATGCAGCAGCAATGACTACAGCAAGCGATGCAAACAATTACATTTGGACTGCTCCAGCTGGTTTAAATCGTGGTATCATTACTGGTATTAGCGATATTGCTATTAACCCACAACAAAAACAACGCGATCTACTTTACAAGATTTCTATTAATCCTTTAGTATTCTTCCCTAATGAAGGCTACACAGTATGGGGACAAAAGACCTTGTTAAAGGCTCCAAGCGCATTCGATCGTATTAATGTACGTCGTTTATTCCTCTACTTAGAAAAAGCTACTAACCAAACGATGCAGTTCTTCGTATTCGAACCTAACACTACCTTCACACAAAGTAGAGTTGTTAATACGTTAACGCCATTGTTTGAATTAGCTCGTAACACTCAAGGTTTATACGATTACTTGCTCGTTTGTAACTCAACTAACAACACTCCTGCTGTAGTTGACGACAACACATTGGTAGTAGACATTTATATCAAGCCAGTTAGAACAGCTGAGTTCATCTTAGTAAACTTCTACGCAACTAAGACATCTCAAAACTTCAACGAGCTTCTATAATATAACACCTAAGTAAATTTATGGCACAGACAATACAAGACTTCTACAGAGTAGCACAAGAGCGCGGATTTGCACGTGATTTCATGATGCGAGTTCGCTCTATTGGCCAAGACACGTTTACCGAAGACGATTTTGTTTACATTACAACAAAACAACTTCCAGATCGCCAAATTAGCAATCAAAAAGTACCATACATGGGACTAAACTTCAATGTACCTGGTACTGTTGATTATACTGGTTCAGATGGTTGGGAAGTAAAATTCTACAACGATCTTAAAGGCGTTATTCGTAAAAAACTTGAAGACTGGCAAATCAATGGCGTGTTTAATGACGCAACAAGCACAGGAGATCTTTCATTACGTGGTACAGATAAAGTTATACAACTTGATCTAATTGATGAAAGTCAAAACGTTCTCAACACTTATAAGCTTTACGGTGTATATATTGTAAACTTAGGTGCTGTTACAGGATATGATAATTCGGGTGCAGGTAAGCCTTTAGACTTTACTGCTAAATTAGCATACCAGTATTGGAGACATGTTTAATAGTTAAAGTTTTAATTCAAAGCCCTGTTAAAAGCAGGGCTTTTTTTATGTTCATACATTAAGTATTATAGATGGATAGGGGCATATCAGACTTTTATAAAACAGCAACAAATCGTGGATTTGCTCGTACTAATCTGTTTAGAATTAATTCTATATCAAGAAATGGTACAGGCGGTACTTCCGATATATACGCCCCTGCATCTGACAGTTCTGAAAACTTATTTTTGTATGCTCAAAGCGGTACTATACCGTCTCGTACTATAACAACTACCACTGTAGATTTTAAATCATTTAAGTATACAGTTCCAATGGTTGCACAGTATCCTGAATCCGCCAGCTGGGCATTAACATTTTACTGTGATAGAGACTACGTATTGAGAAACGTTCTTGAAAAATGGTCAGTAGATACATTTGATGAACATACGTCCCAATCTAATGTACCAAACTGGTGGGATTGTAGTGTAGAGTTAGATTTATTGAATAACTCAGGACCTAACAGCCCTGACACATACCCAGTAATACGTAAATACAGACTTGTTGGTGCGTTTTTACAAAACGTGGGGTCTATAGAATATAGTTTAGCAGCTGGTGGTGATATAGCTAAATTACAGGCAACTTTAGGTTTTCAGTATATTACTTCCGAAGATTTATTACCATCCTAATTATAAGTATAATATATGGCATCCGTTCAAGGACAAACTATCAGAGATTTTTACACCAATGCAACCAACGTCGGCTTTGCAAGGGATTTTCAATTTAGAATTACGTCATTTAACGTTAACGGTGTTACATTACAAGATCAAGATTTAGTATTTTTAAAGACAGCAAGTTTACCTGGTAAGTCTATTAGCACAACAACAGCTCCTTTTATGGGGTTAGATTTTCAAATACCCGGTACAGTAAAGTTTGATAATAACAATGCATGGAACGTTACGTTCTATTGTACTCAAGATTATAATTTAAGGTCGATGTTAGAGGACTCAATTACAGATACGTTTGATGAAACTCAATCATATGGTAATATGGAGCCAAGAGATTTAAATCAAAACATTATAAATCTTTCTCTCATCGATGACCAGTTAAACGAAATTAAAGTATATACACTATTAGGTGCATTCATTACTAAGATTGATGATATAGCTTATGATTTAACTAAGTCAGGTGGTATACAAGAAGTAAAAGCTACTATTGCGTATCAATACTGGCAAACAGGTCCAAGTTCAGGTATAACATCAGGTTTAAGTTTAGGTAATAATTTTGGTGTAACTAACGGTTTAGGCAATATAGCTTCAAAACTTGTTACCAAAACTGTTAAAAACTTATTAGGGGGTAGGTAATGTCTTTTTTAATTGGACCAAAAGCTAACGCACAAAACGCTGGCTCTGAAGTCAACACGTTTATAAAGTTTTTAAGTGACCCGAACACTCAGATACCGGTCGAATCAAATTTTTTAATAAGCTTTGATTTTCCTAAAGCACTTACTACAGATGCATGGACGGATGAAGAATTAGTTGATACCGATCCTTGGCAAGCATATGAAACCAGCTGGGACGTTAATCCGTCATTAAAAGATTTATATACAGAACTAACTAAACAAACTCACGGTGTGCATGGTGGCCCGGTATGTCTGTTTGCACAAGGTATAGACATACCCGGTGAGTCTGTAGGCACACAAAGACATGAGCCGTTAGACGGTTCAAGTGGTGGTTTAATAGGTGGAATAGTTAGTACTTCTCGTGGCCAATATGAACCGTTAAAAATAGGTTTCTTAGAAACAAATAAATCATTTATTGACTTCGTTCTCAGGCCTTGGATAACGCTTGTTGGGCATTACGGTTTAATAACGCGTGCTAAAACATCTACTCAAAATGTTAGAACTGATATAACTGTTGTTCATTACGATAAAAATAATAACGACAAAGGTAATGCAGGTATAAGAAAGATATTTGAGTTTCAGTCCTGTGCACCGGTTTCTCTTGGTGAGTCTTCTTATTCTTATGGTAAAGCTGAAATAAGAATAGCACCTGTAAGCTTTGTATATAACAAGTACAGAGTACTATATACGCAAGGTAGAGCTTAAAGATTTTTTATATTACTGGTATAAGTCATTATAATGGCATTTACGTATGGAGTTAAGCTACCCGGATTTAATAATAAGAAAATATGGGTAGGAGAGGTTACATCCAAGTTGTATAAAGACTTGGTTAAATCCCTTTATAATAATGATAGTACAGAGTTTGTACATCATTTAAACCAGCTTATAGAACACGCTTCTCCCGGGATATTACAGGGAGGACTCAATGCTATAGATAAGATCATATTACTGCTTCAAGTAAGGTCTATTTGTATAAGTCCAGATCTTAAACTTAAAGCAACTTGTGTAGAAACTAAAAAAACGTTTGAATACAATTTACGTATTGAAGATTTAGTATCTAAGTTAGAAAGCGTAACTTATAATAGAACTGTTTTACATGAAAATGTTACAGTTACTCATAGTATTATTAAAGCTAAAGATGAAATACATTTTGTTAACTTAGAACCCGAAAAAACGTTTAGCTATCAATTAGCTTCCAGTATTGATACATTATTAGTAGAAGATAAAACTATCGATTTTAAATTATTACCGTTTGACAAAAGAGTTGAATTCGTGGATGCCCTACCACTGTCATTAACCACTAAAGTATATGATTCATTATCTGAAGTTGAAGTGGAATTATCTAAATTAAAGCTATTAGTGGTGCCTTCCCCTTACAGCAAAACACCGGTGGTTGATTTACCTATATCTACAAACACGAACGTGCTTCTCGAATTTTGTAAATTAATCTTTAATGACGATTTAATTAATTTATACAAAATAAATTTAAACTTAATTAGTAAAGCTAACTTTACACCAGATTATGCAGACTCTATAACACCTGCAGAACAACTATTGTATTGGAATCTTTATGTACAACAAGTACAAGAAGAGATAGCTGCAAGTAACCCGAAATCAAACAACAGCCCTGCAAGTCTTGGTGCGAATGTACCGAATGAGTTTGCTTGATAAACAATATTGCAACCATAAGTCATTATATGAGTAACAATTTCAACGACATCCTTTCAGTATTGGATACAATCAATAAGGAGGTAACAGTACCGCTTTATATACCAAGTCTGCAAAGAGAAGTAAAGTTTAAAAGTATTAGTACAGGTCAACAAAAAAATATACTAAAAGCTGCAGTTGATAATCCAGTTTTCCAGACCCGCTTTACGATCGCATTTTATAATTTAATACAAGAAAATTGTACTGAACCGGCTATTGTATCTTTATTAACCACTATTGATGCAGCTGCAATTGCTGTACAGTTACGAGTGTTTACTGCTGGTACAAGCTACACACTACAACAAGGCGCAAACAAATACAAAGTTAATTTACAAACAATTATTGATGCTCTTAAAGAGGTTACCATACCTGCAGGAGACGTTGTTAATGATGGTACATTTAACATACAAGTCGGTGCACCTCTAATATCTGAGCATTATAGTATAGAAAAACAATTAAGAGAAAAAACAATTAACGATCAACAGGTACTTTCATCTCAAATTACCGATACCATTGGTGATGCGTTTGTAGGTGAAGTATCTAAGTTTATTAAAGGTGTGGTGGTTACATATAATAATCAAACTCAAGATGTAAACTATGCATCTTTACCTTTTGCAAAACGACATGCATTGCTTGAAAAGCTACCTAACAATGCAATACAGGGTGTACTAAAGTATATGGAAAAGTATGTAACAGTACAAAAGGATTTATTAACTATTACAGGTGAAAATATTGATACCGG